GCATCGCCCCGCTCATCCGCCGCATCGCGTGGCGCTACGCCGCGCTGTTTTCGGCGGCCGTCACGACCGAGCGCATCTATTTCGCGGTGGCGCTCGACCAGCAGACCGCGCCGCAAACCCTCCTCGTCTGGAATCGCCAGACGCAGACCTGGGAGAGTTACGACCAATGGGCCACCACGACCCTCGGCGAGTTTTCCGTGCTGGCCTTCGCGCCGTCCGTGCCGTGGCTGAATGAACCGCGCCTCTTCGCCCTCGATGCCACCGGCCGCCAGGCGTGCGCCACCTACCACCTCGGCGAGGATCTCGTGGGCTACACCGGCACCGTGCCCACGCGCGCCGCCATCACCTCCACGCTCACCACCCGCGGCTACACCGGCGGCACGGCCGATCCGAAGAAGTTTGTGCGCGCCCAAGTGCAGCTCGACACCTGGAACCCTGCCACCTCGCTCACCGCCGTGTTCGACGGCCCGGGCGAGACGCAATCCCTCGCCTCCATCGCCCGCGACCGCAGCAAGTATTTCACGAGCAAGGCGGATTTTCTGACCTCGAATATCAACGGCGATTTTCACACCGCCCGCCGGCAGGATTACAGCGTGGTGCTCAGCGCCACCCCGGCCAGCGGCTATGCGGCCTGGGCCGAAGGCGCGGCCTACGTGCTCAACAACAACGTGTTTCTCCTGGAAAACGCGCACAACTACCGCGCCACCCAAAGCTCGACCGGCCTCCAGACCAATGTGCCGGGCCAAGCCCCCGCGTTTTGGCGCAAACTGTCTACCGGCACCTCGGTCAATCCGACCTGGGCGAGCGGCAATGTCTATACGGTGGGGATGCAGGTGGTCTACCACAATACCTACGAGTGCATCGCCGCGCACACCGCCAGCTACGGCACCGATCCGATCCACCATCCCGAGTATTGGACGGATCTCGGGCTCGATGGCGGCTCGGATAACCCTTATCTCGGCCGGCCGGCCGTGCCGGCCACGCTCTCGGCCTACCATTCGGCCGATGTGGACCGCGATGCCGTGATTTCCTTCCGCGAGTATGAGCGGGTGGTGGATCTCTACAACTACCGCAGCGGCACGACGCGCACCGGCGAGTATCACACCGATCCGCTGGCCTACTCCGGCTATGCGCCTGGGCCGGGCGCCATCACCACCTACCACAGCGCCGATACCGACCAAAACGGGCGGATTTCGCTCTTTGAATTAACCCGCGTGATCGAACTGCTCAATTCGTCGGGCGGCGCCTACCATGTCGAAGCCGGCACGGAGGATGGTTTTGCGCCCGGTGCCGGCACCGATCCCGGCACGCCGGCCGGCAGCGATGGGGTGCGCCTCGAAGATTTCCAGACCGCGATCGAGCGCCGCGACCTCGGCCGCGAGGCGGCCTGGTGCCAGCTCTCAATCTCCAACACCTCCGGCGCGGTCAAAATCCGCGCCATCGACCTCGAAGCCGCGCCCGGCCCGCGGGCCAATCTCCGCCACTCATGAGCTACACCATTGTCACTCCCGGTTATCAGTTTTCGGCCAACGAAATCATCACCTACGCCAAGCTGAACGCCCTCGGTCAGCCCGTCGTGAGCCTCACCACCGATCTGTTCAACATCCTCTCCTCGTTCAAAAACGGGTTTATCAACGGCAACCTCCAAGTCTGGCAGCGCGGCACCACGGCCAAAAGCTGCACCAACACCGCCAGCGCCGCCACCGCCCAGGCCAAGACCTGGCGCGCCGACCGTTGGTTTGCCCGTCCGAGTGGCGCCGCCATCACCTACGCGCAATCCTCGTCTGTGCCCACCGGGGCCATCGCCAGGTATTCGGCCCTGCTCACCGGCGCCGCCAGCGTGACGACGGTAGATTTCGGCCAGCGCATCGAGTCGATCGACGCCATCACGAGCTGGCAGCGCGAGCGCACCTTCAGCGCCTATATTTACAACGATACCGGCGCGGCCTTCAGCCCAAAACTGCGCCTCAACACGCCGAGCGCGGCCGACGACTACGCCACCAACACCAACCGCCTCGACGCGACGCTCCAAGCGTGCGCCTCCGGCGCCTGGACGCAGGTGAGCGCCACCTTTACCGGCTCCAGCTACACCAACGCCACCAACGGCATCGAGGTGGTGCTCCAGATCCCCTCCGGCTCGATGGACGGCGCCGGCAAGTCGGTCAGAATCACCCAGCTCCAATGCGAGCCCGGCAGTGTGGTCACGGCGCAGGAGCCGCGCCTCATCACCTTTGAGCTCATCTTGTGCCAGCGCTATTGCCTCAAGCTCGGCGGCGCCAACGGCCAAGTGGTCGGCTTTGCCGCCACTGCCGACAACCTAGAAAATAAAGGCATTTTTACCTACCCCACGACGATGCGCGCGCTGCCTGCCTTCGACGGCAATAATAGCAGCATCGCCAATAATACGGATGATTATTTCACGTCAGTGGGCGGCGGCTCCAATGGCACGCCCGTAATCTCCGGTGCCGCAGCCGAAGTCATTTTTGCCTGTGCCAATGGGGCCGCGAACTGGACCGTCGGCCGCCAGATCAACCTCACCTGCGTCCTCACGGCGGAAGACCGCACGTAAGTCACTCTCGCTCTCACTTTCCCTTTTACTCCCATGCCTGCTTTTCCCGCTGATCGCAACGCCACGACCGAACTCGCCGGCACCGGTGCCGCTCTCGGCACCATCGCCGGAGCCGGCTACAACGCCTACAACCAATATTCGCCGCAGTATACGAATACCAATGTCACGAATATGAACAACGCCCTGCGGGGCGACTTTGACACGGTAGCCTACAACCGCGCCAACCCTGGCGTGCTCGCGGAATTTCAACGGCAGCAGGGGGCGGGCGAACTCGGCGGCTGGAAGTTTGCCGATTTTGCGGCCGCTAATGCCGGCCTCTCCTCGAACGATTCTTCGCTCAACCAGTATTACACCAACTCGCTTGGGTCCAATTTGCGCACCGCCTACGATCAGGCGAATCCGCAACAAAACGCCGCCAACAACCAGCTCGCCGCCGACCGCGACCGCCTGAACGCGCAAACGATCCCCGGCGTGCAGACCAACACGGCGCAGTTCACCGGCTCGCAAGGCCTCCCCGGCGTGCAGACCAACGCGGCCACCTACACCGGCGCGCAAGCCTCCAACGCGCAGTTCACCCCTGGCCAAGCCCGCGCCACCGATGCGCGCTTCAATGCCGCCCAAGGCGGCCCGCTCGGCGGCGCGCTGCAAATGGACGCCGCGCGCAACCTCGGCCAAGTGTCGGGCCTGCAAAACCAGCTCCAGCAGCAGGCCAGCAACCTCCTCGGGGCGGGTGGCGGTTTGACTCAGGGCGAGACGATGGATGCGCAGCAGGGCGCCCGCGCCGCCTATGCCGACCGCGGCCGGCTCCGCGGCAATGCCGGCATCGGCGCCGAAATCCTCGGCACCGATCAAGCCCGCCGCAGCCGCCTCATGCAGAACGCGCAGTTTGCCCAGGGCGTGGATGCCTCGGGCCAGCAGCAGCTCAACCAGAACCGCGGCTACGCCCAAGGCGTGCAGGCGCAAAACCAAGGCCTGAGCCAATTCAACGCCGGCCAGCAGAATCAGCTGGGCCAATTCAACGCCGGCCAGCGCACCGGGATTTCGCAATTCAACACCGGCCAAGCCAATCAAATCGGCGCCAGCCTGGCGCAATTCAATGCCGGCCAGAACCAGCAAAACTCGCAGTTCAACGCGACCGGCATGAACGCGATGAACCAAAGCGCAGCCGAGCGCGCGGATGCCAACGCCCGGTTCAACTACCAAGGCCAGATGCAGAACCAGCAGTTCAACGCCGCCGGCATGAACGCGATGAACCAGGACGCCGCGAGCCGCGGCGATGCGAACGCCCGGTTCAACTACCAAGGCCAGATGCAGCAGGGCAACGACCAGTTCGGCCGCTCCCAGAGCGTGGCCGGTCAATACGGCACGCAGGCGATCAACCCCGGCACCTACGCCGCGCAACTCTCCCAGGGCACGCCCGACTACACGGGCCAGACGCTCAACTACATGGGCGACCTCAACAACACCAACTACAACGCCGCCGCCTCGCGCTACAACAGCGCGCAGAACAACAAAGCGGCCACCACCGGGTCCATCATCGGAGCCGTCGGCAGCCTGGGCGGGGCCGCTATCGGTGCCTACGGCGCGACTGCGGCCGCGGGTATCCTGTTCTAATGAATCTCTTCGATAAAATCACCCAAACTGAAAACCTCTTGCGGGCCAGCCTCCCGCGCTACCGCGCGCCCGGCTTCATGTGCTCTTTCGGCAAAGATAGCATGGTCCTGCTCTGGATACTGCGCCGGATGGGAGTGGATTTACCGATCGTGTTCTACCGCGATCCGTGGTGGCCCGAGAAATACGCCTTTGCCGAGCGCGTGATTCGTGAGTGCGGCCTGACCGCCTTCGATTATGCCCCGCTCGGCGTGACCCTCTGGGAAGGGGAGTCGATCATGGCCTTTACCAATCACTATCAGGTGGGGGCCTTGCCAAATGGAGTTTTGTTTTTGCCGAAAAACATCCTCCCGCCGGAGCCCGGCCGCAAATTCCTGTGCGGCTTAAAGGACGTGCTGCAACGGCCCACCGGGAATTTCAACTACCCGTGGGACATGATGCTCGTCGGCCACAAGTCGAGCGATCAGGACCAAATCGCCGGCCGGATACCGCTCAACGTCGATCTCAAGCAAAACTCGGGGCTAGGGCCGGATCTGCTCTTTCCGCTGCGCCACTGGACCGATTCGGATATTTGGGAATACTCGCGCGCGTTCGACGTGCCCCAACAACCGGACCGCTACGACCGCGCCACCGGCACCGAGCAACCCGACAAGTCAGCCAATAGCGACTACGCCCACGTCTGCATTGCGTGTTGCGATCGGCGCACCAAAGCACCCTCCGTGCATTGCCCGAAATTCAATATCGAAGTGAGCAACGTGGCCGACCGGGTGCCCTACCACGCGCCCAAGTTTGATTACTACGGGGAGGCGAAACCCGCATGATGCGCGTGCCTGTCATAATTGCCCCGAGTGCGATCCACGGCCGCGGGCTTTATGCCACCCGCGACATTGCCGCCGGGGAAACCGTGTGGGAATTTATGGCCGGCGACTCCCGTTTGCCGTTCGCGGAAAGCTCGGCCGAGCAACGCCACTTCGGCTACGTCAATCCCGCGGCCCCGGCGTGGCTCGTAGTCTGCGGCGACGCCGCGCGCTGGTGGAATTTTGCGCTCGGGGCCAACTGCGAAGAAAGCGCCCCGCCCTCGGCGACGCATGAGGCGCCCATCCGCGCCGGCCGCGCCATCGCAGCCGGCGAAGAGCTCACCATTACCTTCACTTCCGATGCCGACGCCGCGCGCAAGCTCGGCACCCAGCACTTGACCGCGCCAAACGCCACCGCATCTCCACGTTCACTCCTCTGACCCATGCCCTACGCCCCGACCGTCAACGATAACTCCGGCCAGATCCTCGCCCAAGGCATCAACCAAGGCATCGCCGGCCTGGCCGATGGCATCCAGCGCAGCATCCAAGAGCGCAAGAAGAAGGAGGAGGAGCGCCGCGCCAAGGAAGCCGTGAACGCTGCCGGCAAGGGCCTCTTCGGCGAAGACTTCGACGTGAAGGACGCCAAGCCCGAGCAATACCCCCTAATTATCCAGTTCGCGCAGCAAAAGAAGGAGGAGCCGATGCGCGCGCTCGTGCTGGAAAACGAAGGGTTGAAGCAGCGGATTTCCCAGTCGCAGCTCGACCAATACGCCGTGGCCGCCGAGCAGCAGGCGCGCAACCAAGCCGCGCTGCGCGGCGCGTTCAACCCGACCACGGGCACCGCGCAAGCCATCCAAGGCGGGGCCGATTTCCAAAACCTGCCCGGCCCGAACGCGATGGATGCCGAGTCGGCGATGCGCTACATGGGCGCCCAGGGCGCCGACGCCGCCACGCTGCAAAATTACAGCCAGACCGTCGAAAACATGGCGCAGGCCAAGCAGCGCAGCCAGCCCAAGCCCGAACGGCGCCCCGAGCTCGTGGATCTCGGCGGCGGGGAAACCGGCGTGTGGGATGGCGTCAATTTCTCGCGCACGCCGCGCCCGTCCGCTGGCAGCCGGACCGAGGCCGATCAAGTCACGGCAATGGTGGCCGCGCTCAAGCAGGCCGAAGCCTCCGGCGATAAGGCGACCGTCACCGCGATGACCGACGCCCTCAAGAAGCGCACGACGCAAAACCCGAGCGAGCTCGCGCAAGCGTTGGCGATGGTGGCCACGGGCGGCCTTGGCGGCATGGGCGGAAAACCGCCGGCCACCCCTGCGCCGCCGGCCGCACCAAGCCAAGCCCCTGCGGCCAAACCTGATTTCTCGGCCTATGAGGGCAAGCGCGTCAGGGGACCGGACGGCGCCACCTACCTCGTCAAAAACGGCCAGCCCATCAAACAGTGAGCACCGCCACCCTGCCGCAAGGCTGGAGTCTCCTCGACGAACCGCCCGCTGGGTTGCCCGAAGGCTGGGCCCTCGCCGAACCGGAGAGCAAACCGCTCACGGCCTCGCGCGTGGCCGAGCTGGCGGGCGATGTGGCGGCCGAAGCCGGCGGCGCCACCGCGGGGCAGATGCTCGGCCTGGCGGGCGGGCCCTTTGCGCCGGTCACGGTGCCGCTGGGCGGCTTCATCGGCGGCGGGATCGGCAACACCATCGCGCAAGGCCGGCGCATGGCGCGCGGCGAGCAAGACGGGTTTCAGCTCGGTCAACTCCTCGGGGCGGCGGGCATCTCCGCCATCCCCGGCGGCCAGGTCGCCAAAGGCGCCACCGTGGCCGGGCGCATCGCGCGCAGCACGGCCGTCATGGGTGGAGCCGGTGCCGCGGGCAACGTGGTGCAGCAAGTCATCGACCGCCCCGAGGGCCAGCCCTTCGATGGCGCGCAAGTCGCTACGGCCGGCGCGCTGGGTGCGGCCGGCGGCGCCCTCGTGCAAGGCGGCATCGAAGGGTTTAAGGGGCTCGCCGGTCTGTTTCGGCGCACGCCGCCGGCCGCCTTCGACGCGGCCACGCCGGAGGAAGTCATCGCCGGCATCGCCAAGGCCGAAGGCCTGGCGCCGAGCGAGGTCGAGCGCCGCATCGCGCGCGCGCGCAACGTGACGCCGCGCCCGCCTGCGCCTGAATTGCCCGCCGGGGCCCGCGTGGGCCAGCTCGACGGCCCGCCCGCGCAACTCGCCCTGCCCGAAGGGTGGAGCCCCGTGCCCGTGCCGGCCGCGCAAGCCGACCTCGACGCCGCTCTCGCGCGGCAAGCCCGGCCCAGCGCGCCAGAAACCCCCTCTGCTCCCGCCCAGGTCGCCCCGCCCGAGCCGCTTCCGGCTCCCGTGGACAACGCGCCGGTGGGGGCGCTCCCTCCCGCCGCGATTGATTTCGCGCCACCGGTGCCGGCTGATAAGGTGTCGGCGCCACAAGTGCCGCCTATCGCGGCGGGCTCTTTGCCGCCCGCGGGCCAACGCCCTGAGCCTTTGTTTTTGGATCTCATTTCCGGCCGGATTGATACGCCGGAGGTCGATTATTACATGCGCCAGCGCATGCAGGGAGCGGAAGAACGCTGGGCTAAGCTCTCTCCCCAAGAGCGGGCCGCCGCACACGCCGAATTTGGCACGACCAATCCGCGGTTAATCGAGCAAGGCTCGTTTCCCTACGATTCAACGCCTTCGCGTTTCTCTGAAATCGTCGGCTCGATCGAAGCCATCCGCACGCCTGCCGCAGCACCGGCAAACCGGCCGCCCGAGCTTTCGTTGGATCAACAGCTCACCGCGGCCGAGCTCGCCGCCGCGCGCGCCACTTCACGTTTTCGCGAAGCTGGAAAATGGTCCGAACTAAAGGGCCAAAATGCCCGCCAACGGTGGCAAACGCTCAAATCGCAAAAGCTCGATGCCGAGCGCAACCTCGAAGACCTGCGGAGTAAAGCGGACCAAGCGATACCGGCCCCCCGCCTGCCCGAGCCGGCGCCCTTGGCGGCCCCGGCCCAGACTTCCGGCGTGAACCAGGCGCCGAACGTCGGAGACACAATAACCAAGCCCGCAGTCGGCGGTGCGCCAGAGGTAGCCCCGGCCGCCCCGACAAGCAAGCCGGCAATCACCTTGCCCGATGCCGCCACGGCGCAGACGTGGGCCTCGCGCAATGCCGACCGGTTCAAGAGCGTGACGATCCGCGAAAACCCGGCCGGCGGGTTCGACGTGTTCACGGTTTCCAAGGGCTCGAAGTTTGCTTTCGGCGCCCGGCCCGACGGTGGCACCGACATTATCGACATCATCCAATCGCTCGGCGGCGTGCCGCCGCCCCCCAAGGGCGCGACGGGTGGCGAGTGGGATGGGTTTGGCGAAGTGTTCGGCGGCCAAGCGCGCATTTTAATCAACGCGAAGAAACGCGGCGTCGGCCTCGACCAATTCCTCGGCAACTTCAGCGACACGGAATTTGCCTACCTGGCCGGCGACCCCGATGGGTTCAAGCAAGCGGTGAGCAATGCCCTCGCCGAGCGCGCGCGCCTCAAGATCGCCAACACCCTCGAAGAAAACACGGCCAAGTTTCAGACCGCCATCCTCACCGGCAAAGGCCGCGGCGGCAAAGAGCCGAAGGCCGGCACGAAGGACATGAGCGACAACCTCATTCCCGGCGACAAATTGGCCGTGAAGGGTGAGCCGTTGATTGTGACCGGTGTGGACGATGACGGCAACGTGACACTCCAAGACGGCCCGCGTTTCGGCACGCAGATCATCCCGCCTGGCGTGGAAATTTACCCCGACGCGCGAAGCATGAAGAAGCTCCCGCGCGAAACACCCCCGGCAAACACCGGCCCGCAGAGCGACGATCCGTTTGGCGATAACTACGTGCCCGAACCCGACGTGCCCGCGGCGCCGCCGGCCGCGCCCGGCACGCAAGCCGACCTCGTAGCCGGCATCGAGCGCCAAGCGGCGGCGCCGAGCAGCGGGTTAAAAACCCAAGCGAATACGTCGCACGCTGGAAAGTCGCCGCGGGAACTACTGGAAATGGCCGCTGCCTACGAACAATACGGCCCCGGCTATGATCGCAATGTTGCCACATCCGCGGGGAGATTGCGGCAGGACATCGAACGAAACTCGAAGGGTATTCAATTTAGTGCCGACGAGCTGGCTGTGCGGTTGGATTTGTATGCCGCAAAACCGGCGCCGGCTCTCACGCTCGAATCCGCCAGCGTGGGCCAACAGGCGGCCGAAGCCCAGGCCGCGCGCGAGGCGCAACTCGTCGCCAAGCGCCGCGCCGACATGCTCGCCGCCAACGAGCGCCCGCTCACCGGCGACAGCTCCAACGTCAACCAAGGCCAGCTCTACGCCGAAGATGCCGACATGTTCTCCGGCGCGAGTGCGCAGGAGGTGGCGCAGCGGCCGGCGAAGCCCGTCGCAAATGACTCGGCTATCGCGACAATTCTAAACGACTACGACCGAAGCACCGTGTCCGAATACCGGCCGGTGACTCGCTCGGAAACGCGCGGCTCAGATGGAGAGTGGTATAGTGCCGCCGGCGGGCGCTCCCACCGTGTCGGCCTGACCAACGAAACGCGCGAATATTGGGTAAACGAATCTATCAGCCAGGGCACCACCCACGGAAAACGGTTTTCAACCAAGCAAGACCTTGAGGCATGGAACGCGAAAAACGCGGCCGATAACCGAGCGGATTTCGAGAAGGAATTGCGGTCGATGCCCGCCGATCGCATCGCCTCACAAGCTGAATATTGGGCCAATGAGAAGGCCCGCGTCGATCTGCGCAACGCACCAATCAGCGACCCGCCGCCGCCGGTCCTGCCTGAGATTTACACGATGAGCCGCAAGGCCAAGATCGAAGAACTCAAAGGCTACGGCATCACCGAAACCCGCACCGGCGGCTATACCCGCAACAGCGTTTCCGCCGATTTGAGCGACATGCTCGAACAGGCCCGCCGCAAGCGGGCCAGCCAGCGCGGCGCCATCGACCCCGCCGTGATGCGCGCCGTGGGGTTTGCCGCTGCGCGCGGCGTGGCCGGTGCCGCCGTGGGCACGCTCTTGGCTGATACACCCGAAGAACGCGCGGGCTATGCCCTCGCCGGCGGCCTGCTCGGCGTGTCCGCCAGCCCCGCCCTGGCCAAGATGCTGGGCCGCGCGACGTTTTCCACTACGTCCGTCGGCCGGCGCGCGTTTCCCGAGGCCACGATCCCGTTCGACCTCCGCGAGCAACTGATCCTCAAGCCCGGTGCCGTGGCCGCCACCGGCCACCGCGGCAACAATGCCCAGCGCGCCCTCGAAATCACCCTGCGCAAAGAGGCCAATCCCACCGCCGCGGCCAATGAAGTCTGGCAATTCCTCACGGCCAAGATCCCCGCCGTGCGCCCGAGCCTCGCCGCGCCCGCCACCGAAGCGCGCGCCGCGCTCGACGAACTCTCCGACAAGCTCATCATCTCCGGCCTCGCGACCGGCACTCTCGCCGATACAATCAACGCCAACAAGGGCAGCTACCTCCGGCGCGCGTTTCGTATCTTCCAATCCCCCGGCTGGCGCCCTGAGCAAAAGGTGATCGACGACTGGCAGGCGGCCTACCTCGCGGCCAACCCGAAGAAGACTGCGCAGGACGCGCAAGACCTCGCCCTCGAACTCCTCGACCGCCGCAACGCCGAAGAGTTTGTGATGACGGGCTCGCTCCTGCGCCAGAATCGCGACTCGTTCAGGCCGCGCAAGGCCCTCGACGCGCCCACGCTCGCCCTGCTGGGCGAAATCACCGAGCCGGTCGAACTCCTCGGCCAGACCGTGCCGCGCATGGCCCGCCTGATCGAGACGCACGAGACGCAAAAGAACCTCGCCCGCATCGGGCAGCAGATGGGGCATTTCTCGCCGCAGTCCGAGCCGAGCCTCGGCCATATCGTGCAGCTCGCCAAGGACGCCGACGCTCCGGCCGTGGGCCCGCTCGCCGGCCTCTGGACGACGCCCGAACTCCGCGAAGCCCTCGAAGCCGCCACCGCCGGGCAGAGTGAACAAAGCCTCGTCTGGCGCACGCTCGCCGGCGCGACGACGCTCGCCAAGTTTTCCAAGACCGTGCTCAACCCCGAGAGCTGGGTGCCGAACGGCATCGGCGCCGTGGTCGATGGGCTCAAGAACGGCAACGTGCGCATCATGGCCAACGGCCCGGCGTGGAAGGATGCCGTGCTCGTGGGCCTCGAAGAACTCGGCACCGGCTGGAATCCGCAGACTCCGGCCGGCCGTGCCACCACCGCCGCCATCTACGCCAAGATGCAGCGCCTCGGCCTGGCTGGGCAGGGCAGTAGCGCGGATTTCCAACGCGGCCTCGAAATGGCCTGGGGCGAGACCACGCAACGCGGCGCCAAGCGCACGATGCTCACCCTCGGCCGCTCCTACGCCTCCAGCGAAAACGTCATGCGCTACATGTGGTTTCAGGCCGAGAAGGCCGCCTACCGCAAAGCGTTTCCCCGCATGGCCGAGGCGGAACTCGAAGCCTACGCCGCGCGCGTAGTGCGCAGCACAACCACGAACTACGCAATGATCCCCGAGACGTTGCGCAAAGCCTCGACGGCCGGCATCCTCGGCACGTTCGTCAATTTCCCCTACGAACAATTCCGCCACGCCTTCAACATCGCGCGCATCGCGAAAGAGGACATGACCAAGGGCGCGGCGACGAACAATCAGGCGCTCGTGGCCGTGGGCGCGCGCCGGCTGGCCGCGTTTCTCGCTGCCGCGGCCGGCACCGGGGCCGTCGCGGCGTGGTCGATGCGCAAAGAGGGGATCAGCCCCGAGCAAGATGCGGCCTACCGCCGCCGGTTCGCGCCGTGGGACCGCAACCAATCGCTCATCTACCAGGGCCGCGAGGGCGACAACATCGCCTACATGAATCAAAGCTACGTGAACCCGCAAGCCGTGCTTCTGGCGGGCGGCTCGGCCGCGGCGCGCGGCGAATCGCTGGAGCAGGCGGCCACCAACTTCTTGAAGGCCGGGCAAGAGACGTTCGGCGGGGGCAGCGTGCTCCTCAACCCCGGCCTCGAAACCCTGCTGAACCGCACCGAGCGCGGCCGGCAAATCTCCTCGCCGGAAGACAGCGCGGCCAAACAAGCCAACGACCGCATCTCCTACCTGGCGGATCGGGCTTACAGCCCCGGCTTCCTGAACAGTCTTTCGCGGATCGCCAAGGGTTACAAAGGTGAAACCGGGCCGGATGGTCAGGTGTACACGCTCGGCGATGCGATGCAGCGGCTCTTTGGCCGGCGCATTAACCGCGTGAATCTGCCGTATCGGTTTGAGCGCGAAGCCTTCGACATGTCTCGCCGCCTGGCGGAGGTCCACAGCAGCTATGCCGGCGTGCGGCGCCGCGAAGAGGCCAACGCGCCCGAGAAAGTCGATGCCGCCTACCAAATCGGCGAGCAACGCCGGCAAGTCGTGTTCAAGGATCTGACGCAATACATCGCCGATGCGCGCGTGCTCGGCTACGACGAGGAGAAAACGGTGGGGTGGCTGCGCAAGGGTGGGGTGCCGGCCGAAATCGCGCTGGGTGCGCTAGAGGGTCGCTACACGCCTGGCGAACGGCTGCACGCCAAGACCGGCGCCGAGTTGCTCGCGGAGATCCGCGCAAAACCGGCGGCCGAACAGCTCGGCGCGTTTGTGGCGGAGGTCACGAAGAACCCGGCGTTTATTGCGACGGTCAAGGGGGCGATGCTCGACGACGCGCGCGGGGTGACGCAGCGCGACAAGCTCGTGGCGGCGCTCGATCCTGACAAGCGGGCGGCCTATATCCGGCTGCGGATGGGGGAGCAGAGCGAGACGCAGCGCCTGGAGTATTTGCACGAGCTGGCCCGCAAACGGCTCCTGACGCCGGAAGTGGTGCGGCAGATGGTGAAGTGAGGTCTTGCGAACGGGGTGCGGTGGTGTCAGGGCTGCGGGATGAATCCGAAGCTGATGGCGTGGGGGCTGGCCGTGAGTGTGGCGGGGAACGTGGCGGCGGTGGGGTGGTGGGTGCGCGGGCGGGCGAGTGAGGCGGGAAGCGCGGCGCAAGTGGGCCGGTACACGTTTGCGCAGCAAGGCGGGAGCGTCACGCGGTGCGACACGATGACGGGCCGGGTAGAGGTGGCCGCAACAGTGGCGGGAAAGTGGCAACTGATCGAAGTAATATCCGCCCAAAATCCGCCCATCGGCGGCGGATTACCTCTCAGAGAGCCATAAAAACAGGGGCGTCAAAGTCACCTGTGCTACCATTACACCATCGGGCAAAATCTCAGTGGTAAACCGCCTGTTTCATAGGAGAATATGCAGTTTTAGAGGGTGTTAGTCAACTCCGTATTCACCCGTTTTTGGGCGGATTTCGGGCTTGAAATCCGCCCAAAATCCGCCCATGGGTTTTTCATGATCCCCGAACTGCTGGCGCGGGCCTTGGCGTCCTCTTCCCCTGTTCGCCTCAACTCCATGGCCGCGGAGTATGGGCTTAAATCCGTCGGCGGAGTGTGGTGGGTGCGTAAAAGTGTTACCCATCCAGTCAGCCGCCAGGAGCGCCAATTTAAGAAGTCGACCAAGCGCACGGATCTGCGCGACGCGCTCGCCGTGGCCGTGCCCTGGGTGGACGGTTGGCTGGCCGAGGTGCAAACCGACCGGGCCGAACCGCTCGGCGTCAAACGCGAGTGGGCCACCCTCGGCGAGGTGGTGGATTTTTATCTGACGTGGCCGAACGGCCGGCAGCACACCCGCGACCGTTGCGCGCGCGAGCTGGGCACGATGGCGGGGGAGTGCTGGCCGGATCGGGAGTGGCGCGGCATCTCCACCGAAATGCTTACGCGCGATGAGCGCCTGAAATGGCGCCAGGCGCGCGAGCTCGCCAGCGCCAAGGCGCATTTGCCGGCCGACGCCGAGGCGCACGAGCGGACGAAACGGAATATCAATCAAATGATCGCCAACACGAGCGGGGTTTTCTCGCGGGCCGCGCGCGAGGCCTATCACATCGCGGGTATCCGCGTACATGATGCGGTGCTCGGCTGGCTCGACGTGCGGAAACTCAAGGCGAAGCCGGCCGCGCCGCCCGAACCGCTCGGCGATGCCGTCATGGCGAAGATTGCGAGGGAGTTGCCGGGCTTGAAGGAGCGCGCGCCGGGGGCGTGGGCCGCGGTTATGCTCATGTTTTTCGCGGGTGTGCGGAACATTGAGGCCGTGGCGGCGCGGTGGAGTTGGCTGGGTGAGGTGGAGTTGGATGACAGCGGCGAAGAGGTGCGGGGGTTCCGGCTGGAGTCGGCCGGCGAGCATCTGAGCAAGCAATCCGATGGCCTCGTGCCCGTGCGCGTGGCGGTCTGGAAGGATCTCGCGTCGGTGCGCCACCTGGGGCAGAAGGGGGAAGATTTTATCGTGCCGGGCGCGACTGTCACGGCGCGGATCGAGGCCGCTTACTATGAGGCGAGCGAGTTTTTGAAATCGTGCGGCGTCGAGAAGCGGCGCGGCAAGACGACGTATCGGCTCCGCGGCAAGGCGATTTCCCTGATGGGTGCGCTGTATGGCGACAAGGCCGCGGCAAGGTATGCGCGGCACAAGGACGAGAAAACGACGCGCGAGAATTACACCGGCACGCGCGCGGCGTTTGTGTCGATGCCGGCGATGGCCGGCGCCGCGGTGGCCGAGAAATGAAAAGGGCCGCCCGGTGAAGGGCGGCCCGTGGGGCGCGGTGGAGTTGTGCGCGGGTTTTAGCGGGCTCGGGGCTTATCCGCGCGGGCTGGGATAAATTCGGCCGCAATGTCGGCCGCTATTTCGAGGCGTTGGCTATACCACGGCAGGAAAACCGAAACCGTTCCGGTGCGACGGTCGCGCCGGGCTGAGAAATGCCCGAGTGTTCCGGTCTCGTAGTCGTTTCGGAGCCAGCTAGTGAACCGCAAAAGCCACAAGGGGCGCGTTTCGGTGTGCATATTATGCGCGGTGGGGTTGTGCGCGGGTTTACCGCGGGGCCACGCCCTGCTCGGCCAGGGCGGCGCGCACGATTTCGAGGGCGGCCAGCATATAATGCGGCTCCTCGGGGTTGGTCGGGTCCGCGTGCCGCTCGCAGGTGGTGAAACTCACGCGTTTGAGGAATTGCGCGAGGTGCCAGGCGTGCGGCTCGTCGAGGGTGACGGTGATTTTCACGGGCGGGGATTTCATGGGATTATTTGCCGCGGGCGATGAAACCGGCGCCGAGTTGCGCAAACTCAAACGTGTGGCCCGAAACGGTGGCCGTGTCGTTAAAGAGTTTGACGACGGCGGCCGGCGTGACGTGCTCGGGGATCCCGGTGACTGCGTAGGTGATCGAGCCGGACGGGCTGGGCCCAACGGGCGCGGCCGGGTTTTGCAGCGTGGCGAGGCCAGCGGAATTTTCCGAGGTTTTGAGTTTGAGCGTTTTCATGGGTGCGGATTCGAGGACGATCAGGGCAAGGTGCAGCGTATCGGATTGGGACAAGCCGCGAGTGGCGGCCTGATGTTTGAGGGTGGCAAGGCTGGCGGGATCGAGGCGGACGAACAGCGGCACACGAGGCACCGCGCCTTTTTGGGCGTTTTTGTTGCCGGCGCCCGGCCGGGGTTTGGATTTGGTTTTCACGGGGAAGGCTTGAACGGCGCGAGGGCATCGAGGACCGAGCCCGGCGCCCCGCCGATTGTGGCAAGGTCGATCAGGCCGCGGAGCGCGCGGGTGTTGTTGTGGTCGAGGCCGGTGCCGCCGTTTTTGAGCAGGGCGCGGAGATCGGCGAGCGCCTGGCGGCCGCGCTCGCTGCCGGCGAGCTGCGCCACCAGGGCAGAAACTTGGTCGGTGCGGGTGGTCATGTGAGCAGGATTGAAAGTTGCCGGTCGGTGGAAACGGCGCGCGCGGGGCGCGTCGTGATGGTTTCGCCGCAGAGCGTGAGCGTCTCGACCTGCTCGCCCTGGGCGAACATGTCGAGGGTTTCGGCCTGCGTCGGGAGGGCAGACACGCGCGCATGATTGCGCGCGATGGCGGCCAATTCGGTATCGGACAGGAGAGACATGGATTTGGTTTTTGATGGTTAAGAGCAGCAGCCGCAGCAAGGGGCGTCTTCACACCGGCCGCGGCGGTTGGTGTAAACTTCGGCGCCGGTCGAGAAACGCGTCACCGTGGAGACGGTGCGCGGCGTGTAAGCGGGGCGGCCGCCGGCCACGAGGGCGCGGCAGCGGTCGGCGAGCTCGGCGGGAACCTCCCAGCCTTGCGCGATGGGATTCCAGCGCCCGCCGAGCGCGCGGAGCGCCTGGCGGTGCGGGTAGGTGTTGCCGGTGATAAGGGATAGCGTGGTCATGTGGCACCCCCTTGCGCGCCGGCGATGGCTTGCGCCGCCGCGAGCGTTTCGGCGCTTTGTTTGGCCCACCAGCAGCCCGCGAAGCGCGACCAGCGAAAGCCGGCCGCCTTCACCCGGTCCAAAATCTCCGCGGCGGGTTTGGCGGCAAACACGATTTCCACGCCGTTTTTCTCAGTGTTCAAACGCACGGTGGCGCCGGTGCTCGTCGCGGGCATTTGCAACGACTCGATGCCGGCCGCGGGCGGGCTGACATAGTAGGAGCGCGACCGGGCCTCCCGGTAAATCGCTTCCTTGGTCTGAAAGTCGAAGGCGCCGGAAATGTCGCCGTGTTGGCCGGGCGTGATCTCGTGCCCCATCTCAGCAGCAATTTCAACGTGCCGCGCGGCGCTGACTGAGCGGTGGCAATTCACATATTTCGCCCCGCCGAACATTTCGGCGAAAATGTTGTGCCGGTAACTCGTGGAGTCATCCATCCCGTCAAAATCGCACTCCTGAAAACGGTCAGCGATGGCGTCAACTTCATCGTGGGTCGGACCGTCCACCCATGAAACATCGACGGCATTTCCGCCGGAGAACGAGGAGGAGCGCACCGAGAACACGAAGCCGGGAAACGTGTGAGCCAAGAGCTTTTTCAGATTGGCGGAGGCGAGGGAGTGGCCCCGTTTGCCGTCAGGCGTGGAGCGTTGCAGAAAAGCCAGCGTGACGGCCAAGGCCGCGCGTTCGGTGGCATCTTTGGCAGCCCGGGCGCCGCGCTCGCGCACTTGGTCGGCCTGCTTTTCGACCTTCCGCGCCGCGGCAGCGTCGAGAAAAGCCGTGATTTCGTCGGCCGTGAGAATAACCGGCGCCGCGGCCTCATCGCGGGTGCGAACGAAATGCCAGCCGCCGGCGCTGCGGCCGTGGCGGTCGGGGTCGCTGGCGTGCACCTGCGAAGCGTGCCCATCCTCAAACGTGCAGGCTTGCCCATAACCCCATTCGCCGGCGGTTTCGCCGGTGACAACGGCTTTCTGCCGCGGGTTTGCCATGTCTTCATAGGAAACGAGGGAGCCAACGGGCAGCAGGTGCGCGGGGCTCAGCGGGTCCATTTTTCCGGTCTTAAAATTGAGGTGATAAACGGGAGCGCTCATTTGGCACCTCCTTGGATCGGCAACAGGCGGCCCAATTCATCGAGCGGAAAACAGGGTTTGCGGCCGGCTTCAACGTCGAGCGCATTGCACCAGAGATACCAGGTAACCTTTGCCCGGGCCTGGGCTGCCTTCATTTCCGGCGACGGGCCGCAACCCGCGCGCACATCCCGCGCGACCAGTTTGCGCAGCTGGGCGTTTTCGCCGTCGAGTTTAACCTGGAGAGCGGCGGCGTTCATTTGGCACCTCCTTGGATCTCTTCCAGGCGCGCCGAGAGGACGGAAAGCAGAATTTCGGCGTCGGCCACTGCGTCGACCGGATCGCGACCGAGGGCGCGGACGATGGCGCCCCGCAGCCAGGCGGAACAATCGGGCTCGCCGATGAGGCGGTCGGCGAGGTCAAGGGCGGAACTGTGCGCCGGGCGCGTGCAATAGCTGGGGGAGGTGCGGGCGGCGAGAGCGGCCGGCGACAAGGCCGGGCGCTCGATTGTGCTTTGCGGGTGGGTGCTCATATGTTTTCTCTCCTGATGCCGGGCGGCCCGCGTCAACGGGTGGCAGGTGGTGGTTTTCTCCCGCCTGCCTGCCCGGCACTAAAAGCGAGAGAAACCGGCGGGCGCTCGCCCACCGACACGGCACACGATGCACCGCGCCGCGAGAAATACAATCAAAACCGCGCGCGCGTCGGGCTGAGAAATACAAACGCCACGCCGCGCGCGGGTTGCGCGCGATCAATTTTCCGCGGGCGGGGCGAAATCTCCGGCGAGGTCGAGGCAGGCCGGCGCCGCGACCTCGTAGAGGATCTCCCCGAGCACGAGCCAGCGGCACCGGTCAAGCGGGAGTTTGCGCCACAGGTGCCGGTGCGTCTGGCCGGTGTCGGGATCCATGCCGGCAAACTCGCACGGGCTCGCATAGTCGGCCGCGCGCAACCAGGCGAGCAGCCGCGGCACGTCCTCGGGCTCGACAAATTCGAGCCAATCGAGGCCGTGGAGGTGGTGCACGATGCGCACCCCGTGAGCCGATCCCGACCAAACCGGCGAGCGCCAGAGCAGCCCGGCCCGGTGGTCGAAAATCAAGGCGCGCTCACGATCGAGGGCGACGGGCGCGGGCGTTGGCGGCCTCGATCGCCAGGCGCTTTTTAGTGCTCGCCAGGTCGGCCGCAAATTGCGCAGCAGGGGCAGCAGGGGCAGCAGGGGCAGCAGGGGCAGCAGGGGCAGCAGGGGCAGCAGGGGCAGCAGGGGGAAAGGGGGACGAGGGTGAGATAGTTCCATCAAGAATCCGAATATGCTCGGCCGCCGATCCACGGGCCAGCGACTCCCAGAGCTCCAAAAGGAGCCGCTCCAATAATGCCGGCTGATCGACCTGGGCGGCCCGCAGCAGCGCGCCGAGCTGCGCCGCGATCCGCGGCCGGTAGAGCGACGCGAGCCGCTCCAGGATGTCGGGTTGCACGCCGCTCGGGCGGGCGCCGGCCGCGGTCACGTCGGCGAGGGCGAGGCGGCGGAGGTAGGCGCTCGCGTTGCCCTCGGCGACCTCCGCGGCGCGGGCATAAATCACGGCCTGAAGCTCGGGGTCAGCATGAAAGCCGACGAGTTTGGAGAGTTTGGCGGGTGATGCGGTCATGGCGAAACCGTGTTCGAACGCTTAAAACCTTAAAGGGTTGTTGACGTAGAAGCAAGAAACAGTTTTACACGGTGTAAATGAGCGACCCCAAACGCGCCGGCCCTGATCGAACGATCATCTTGCGGATTCCGCGGATTGACCCGCTTTCGCTCGAAATCGACCTGGCGGCCGTGCGGGCCGGGCAAACGCCGCCGCAGTTTTGCAAGACGGTGCTGGCGTCGGTGCTGGCTTGCGCCGTGCCGGCCCCTGCGCCCCAACCCGCCGCCCGCCGCGCCCGCGAAGCGCGCGCCGCCTGAGCCATGGTCGCCGCTGCGGCATTTTTTCGCGAGCTGACCGGGCCCGGCCTGCCGTGCCGGCTGCCAGGTGCGGCCGACGTGCCGGCGCCGCTTTGTTTCCGCGAGGTCGTGCAGCACCCGGCCGGCGGGTGGACAATCGCCGAGCCCATCGACGCGACCCAATGGGCCGCGCGGATCTACCGCGGCAACTGGCCCACCTACGGCGCCGCGCTCGCGGCCCTCGACCTATGAGCGCGCCAAAGATCCGTGAGGCGGAGCAGTTTTATTCCCTGGCGCAGGTGTCGCGGCTCGTGGGCGTGCAGCCGGAGCGGCTGTCAGCTTTGGCGATGGAGGGCAAATTTCCGCCGGCCGCGGTCGTGGTTCCTGGCGGCGGTCACAAGGGCCGCCGGTGGACTGCCTCGCAACTGGCCGCGCTCGTGCAGGCATGGGCCAACCCACTTGCGCCGGCTCAACGCTGATTTTTTCCCGTGCTGACTCTCGGAACACAAACCACGATGCACGCCGCCCTTGGCACGGAGGGCGATGAGCTTCTGAGCATCGAGGGCGACCGGAAGGGCAACCGATGCACGGCGCGTTGCTTGGATGCGCGCGCGGATCTCCGCGCCGCGGTGCTCGGGGCCGTGGCCGAGGGCCAAGGCTCGCGCCGAGTGGCGGCCGCGTTCGGTGTTTCCCGCGAGGTCGTGCGCGCGCTGCGGCGCCAGGCGCTCGCGTCCGGTGAATTAGACCAGCACAAACAAAGCATCGGCTTGGATGCGCTCGCCCTGGCGCGCGAAGCTATCGACCGATGCCGCGATGAACTTGACGAGATGCCGCGCGCGTCGCTGCCGATCCTCGCCGGCATTATGACCGACAAGGCCCTTTTATTGACCGGCGGCGCTACGGTGCGCATCGAGCACGTCAGCGGCCCGACGCACGCCGGGCTGAATGACATGCTCGCCAGCCTGGGCGCCGGCTGCATCGAGGTGCAGGCCTCGGCACCGGTTGAGGGTCGGGAGGATGTCGGGCAAAAGGTCGCCGACCAGGCGGCCGGCGGGCAGATCCCGGCCGCGGTCGGCATCGAGTTTCCGGCGTTAGGTGATTCCGAGTCACCTATTTTCCGCCCATCGCACGAGCGAGCCGAGCAGGCGCGGGCGGATGGTGGGCGGATCGAGGCCACGCGCGCGGAGGTGCGGCCGTGAGCGCGCGCGGATGCGCGGGCGCGCGAGGGGGGGAGGGGGGGGTGGCCGTTTTCGCGGGGGGGGGCTGCGAGTCTACTGGTTCCATTGAGACACAATTTTCGCTTAAAGCGGTTTTCACCCTTTGCCGGTGGGTGGACTTCATGGGGATGGAGCAGAACGGCCGGGTTTACGCACCCGGCTGCCATTCATCCACCGGCATCCTTTTCCTATGAGCCGAAAAAAAATCGCCGCCGAGGCCCCGCCTGCTGTGCCCGCCGCTCCGGCGCCGGCTGCGCCCGATGTGGGCTGTGAGCTTTTCTGGGAGGTGAAGGTCGCCGAGAGCATGGGCGTCGCGCGTGAGCGCATTGCCGCGCTGCGCGCCGAACACCTCACGGAAGGCCCCCACTTTCGCAGTGTGCGCAACGCCGTGGTGCTGACGGCCAGCGGCCTCGAACTGATCGTGGCCGCGCTCAACCCGCGGTCTGCACCCGCCCCGACCGACAAATCCCCGCAGACGCAGGCGGCGGCCTGCCCTGACGGGCCGCCCGAGCGCGTCGCGATGGTGGTGCGCCGCGTGCCGCCCAACATCCGGCTGCTGCTCGCCTCGAAACTCGACGACCGCACCGAGCGCGTCGTGCGCGTGCGCGACAACCGCCTGTTCATGCCGGGCATGATGCTCACCGCGATTGATTGCGGGCAAAACCTCTTCCAGTTCACCGGGCGCCTGCCGCGCCGGAAAGGCCGCTGGTGAACACCCTCAACGATCAGCACAGCGAGGCGCACTCGCTTGCCCTCGCGGCCGTCTGGCAGCGCCGCAAGCCTTGGACACGCACCGACAGCGCGCGGTTCCTGAATGACCGCGGGCCGGCCCTCCTGGCGCATCTGCGCCGCTCGCCCGGCCGGTGGCCGGAGACTTGCCCGAAAGCCCTGGGCGACTGGCTCAAGCTGCACGGCGTCCCGCTTTTCGACCACGCGCACGCCGCCCTTGTGGCCCGCCGCACCGACGAGGCGCGCGACGCCCTCGTGCCGTCCGATTTGCTCCCATGAATCCCGCTTCCGATTCTCTCTTTGATCCGGCCGCCCTTTGGACGCAGGCCAAGACCGAGCGTTACCTCGCGGACAACCCCCTGCCGGTCGATTTCTGCTGGCGCCACGACGACGGCACGCAAAAGCCCGTGCAGCCCCGCGGTGGCATCAAGAACGGCTACGGCTTCTGGCTGCGCTACACGCCCTATTTCCCCGGCCTGTTTGAGGAGATCCACGCCATCATCGCCCTGACCCCGGCGACCCACCCCGACGGCACGCCCTTCGCCATGACGCCCGAGTGGCTCGCCGCGCAACTCGACGCCCGCCGCCCGAAGGGCACGCAGACCGACCTTTTCGCGTAACTGTTCAGCAAAAAATAAAATCCATCCCCCGATGATCGTCTCACCTGATTTCTTTGAACACTGGAAAACCAAGGCTCTGATTGAGCTTTCTCAGCGCGCCGAGAGCCCGCTTTGGGTCATGCGCCTCTGGGCGCATTGCCAGACCCGCCAAGAATACCGTTTCCGCCTGCCCACCATCGCGCTCAAAGCGATTTGCGCCGTGCCGACGGAAATCACCGCCCAACAGTGGTTTGACTGGCTCCTTCAATGCCAGTTCATCGAGGGCACGCCCGAGAAATGGACGGTCCACGGCTGGGCCGAAGCGAACGCCTCTTTGGTGTCGCGCTGGTTCAACGGTCGCCAAGCGAAGACGAAGCGGAAGGGAAGCGGAGACGAAGCGGAGAAGAAGCGAAAAGCGGATTCGGTCGAGGATAAGAGAAGAGAAGAGAAGAGAAGAGAAGAAGGAGAAGAGGGCGGGGGCAAACCCGGCGCCCGGCCCGCCGATCTGGCTGAAACGAAAGCCTACTTTCTGGCCCATGAGGGCAACGAATCCGAAGCCGAGGATTTCTTCCTGTTCTACGAATCCAACGGCTGGAAGACCAACACCGGCCGCCTGCTCGCCTCGTGGCCGGCCGCCGCGCAACGCTGGATTCGGGGCAACCGCGCCCGCGTTTCCAGCCCCTCCGGTCCGAAAAAATTTGGTTCGGCCGGCGGCGCCACGGCTCCCACCAATCCCGCTTTCGCCACCGCCCTGCCCACCGCGCTGAACGACTGGCCCGGCGGCGCATTCCCCGACCAAGCCCCTCCGGCCGGCGCCACCTTTCTCTGATTTCCCATGCACCTCGAAACCTATTCTGCGGCCGATTCCGCGCAGGCGCGCAAATCCCTCACCGCCCTCCCCGAAGTCGGCCGCGCGCTCCCTCATTCCCTCGAAGCCGAGGAGGCGCTCCTCGCGCTCCTCATCGCCTATCCCGACGAAGTGTTCCCCCTGTGCCGCTCCGCCAAGTTTTCCGACAAGTCGTTCTACGATCCGAAGCACGGCACGATTTACGCCGCTGTGACCGCGCTGGGCGAAGCGCAAAAACCCATCGACCTCGCCACCGTGGCCGAGCGGCTCCGCGAGACGGGCGACCTGGAGCCCATCGGCGGCTACGCCACGCTCACCCAGGTCACGACCTACCAAGGCACCGCCGCGCGGGCCCGCCACTGGATCGACCAAGTGCGCAAGCTTTGGATTCTTCGCCAGACCATCCGCCGCGCGCAAAAAGCGATCGAGGATTGCCACGCCTACAACGGCGAACCCTTCGCCGAATTTCTCGCCCCGGCCGCCGCGTGGTTCCAGACCGCCACCGCCCGCGCCCGCCAGGGCGAGAGCGGCGCCGTCGAATCTCTCGGCGTCGTCATCGCGCAGATTCGCGCCGACGTGGCCGCGCGCGCCGCTGGCACCGAAGACCGCAGCGGCTGGATCTTCACGGGCTTTCCCGAGTTCGACAATTTCGACTCCTCCTCCTGCATGATGCCGTTCGGCTCCATGCGCGAGGATGGCAACGTCATCATCGGCGGCGGCTCGTCGATGGGCAAAAGCGTCCTCATGCGCAACCTTGCCACGCTCGCCATCGACCGCGGCCAGCGGGCCCTCGTCTACACGATCGAGACCAATCGGTATTCGTTCATCCAGTCCATGGCGGCCACCGCGGCGCGCGCCAGCGTGCGCGGCCTGAACCGCGCGCCGAAGGATCACGTCGCCCGCCTCGACCGGGCCCTCGTCGAACTGGAGGCCAAGGTGGATAAGAAACTGTTCCTCTTCCAACGCTCCGACTCCCCCGCCTTTGAGACCATCGAGGGCATCGTGGCCCACGCCCGCGCCTGGTGCGCGCAGCACGGCACGCCGCACCTCATCGTCCTCGACTATCTCCAGCTCATCGGCGTCGGCAAACGCTGCAACTCGCGCGAGCAGGAGGTCGCGCACATCTCGCACACCTGGCAGGCGCTCCAGCGCGAGCTCGGCTGCGTCACCCTCGGCGGCGCCCAACTCAACGAGGCCGCGCTCTCCGGCCTGCGCCAAATCAAGAAAGACAAGGAGGGCAAAGTGATTCACGAACTGCCCAACCGCGGCGCCCTGCGCGAATCGCAGGCCCTCTACCATGATGCCGACGTGGTGATTTTCCTGCACATGCCCGTCGTCGATGGGGCCGGCCGCGAGCAAGTCGGCCTCGATACCACCAACCCCGAGATGTGGCTGTGTGTCGATAAGCGCCGCTCCGGCGTGCGCGGCATTGTGAAGACCCGCTTCGAGAAAGCGCACGGCTATTTCAAGCCGCTGCACGACGCCCCCGCCCACCGCCCCGCCACCGGCTCCGGCGGCCCGACCTCGAAGGCCGACTACTGAATTTCTCCGCACCTCCGCCCGCCACACCCAGCCCGCACCCCCACTTGATGAAAACCGCCCTCTTCACCGTCTTTGTCCTGATCGTGTTTGCCGTGTTGTTTCTGCTTTCCTTCACCCCGTGGGCCACGCCCGAGGAGTGGCGCGCCACCGACGCCGCGGGCGAGCCCAAGCCCGCCCCCAAATCGCCCGAGGCCAACGCCTACCTTGCCGGCCTTTCGCCCCTGCTGTTTGCCCTGTCCTCCGTCGAGACCGGCAACAACCCGACCGCCATCGGCCCCGGCGGCGAGCGCAGCGCCTGGCAGTTCACGGCCGACACCTGGCGCCGGCACACCAAGCTCCCGTTCCGCCTCGCCTCCGAAGATCCGATCCACGCGCGCGAGGTCGCCGAGATGCACCTCGACTATCTCTCCGCCGAACTCCGCACCCGCGGCGTGGACCCCACGCCCGAACACCTCGCCGCCGCCTGGCGCTACGGGCCCGCCTCCTCCCGCGTGTGCGCCGGCACCGATTACGCCAAGCGCGTCGCCCGCCTCGCGGCCTCCCTCGAACTCGATTTCCCATGAAAATCAAATACGCCATCCTCTCCCTCCGCGCCGAGGGCGCCACCGTGCCCGTGCTCCTGCCCGCCTGCGTCTCTCACGACGAGGTGTTGCTCATCGGCAAACCCATCTCCGCCGGCTTTTGCACCCTCACGCCCACGGTGCAAGTCTTCGGCCGCAGCGAGAGCCTCAACCTCTCCAGCCATGCCGACGATGCCCGCCTCATAAAAATGTGGTTTGGCCGGCCCGAGGCGAGCGATGTGGATGCGCCCCTGGCGGAAACGGATTAACGCACCCGCCCACCCCCTTTTCGACCGATGGTAGCCGTGTCTCAGTGGCCGAACGCCACCCTCCCAAACAACCGCACGTAGCGAGAGTAGGTCGATCCCCTTTCCCATGTCCCCCACCACCACCGTCAACGCCGTGCCGAGCGTCACCCTCGCCGCCGATTGCGACCGCCACCCGCGCCCGACCGAGCGCCGCGCCGTTTGCCCCGAGTGCGCCATCGTCGTCGATCTGGCGAAAATTACCCCGCTGCGCATCTCCCACCTCGAATTTTACGAGTGCCCCGTGTGCTTCATCGGCTCCCTCCGCGCCGCCTGGTCGCAGAACCTCGTCACCGTCAAAAAAGCATGACCGCCCCGGCCGCCGCTCCCAAACTCAAATGGACGCCGCACCCCGTCCTCGCGCTGCCTACGCGCGAGCAGATTGCGGCGTCCTACGCGAAGCTGGGCGAGGCGGCGGCCGGCGCGTTCTGGCTCAAATTTCACGCCGACCGCGAAGCCAAGATCAAACTGGAGCTGCACGACCCGCTCCGCCACGGCTACGATTCGCCCCTCTACGACCGCACCAAACAGCTCCTCGACGATTTCGACGAGCTCCTGATCCTCGGCGCCAACCGCCTCGGCAAATCCCGCGACGCGGCCAAGATCGTCGTCGATAACCTGTGCTCCCGCAAACAGGTCTGGGCCTGCTTCGAGGCCTCGGAAAAAGCGTCGATCAACAAACAGCAATCGCGCATCCACGACACGCTCCCGCCCGAGTGGCGCGACCTCGGCACCGCCGGCACCGACATCTATGTGAAATACAAGCGCCAGACCGGCTTCTCCGGCGCGCAGTTCATTTTGCCCAACGGTTCGACGTGCATGTTTTTCAACTACAAGCAGGACGTGAAAGACCTCGAAGGCTACGAACTCGACGGCGTGTGGTTCGACGAACTCGTGCCGATCACCTTTTACGAAGCCATGGCGTTCCGCGTCGGCCGCAACCGTCGCCAGCGGATGCTCATCACCTTCACCCCGCTCGACGGTAACAAGCCCGCCTTCACCCCCGTCGTCGCCAAGTTCTTTGCCGGGGCCCGCATCACGGAAACACGGCCCATTGCGCCGCAGCTTCACGGCACCCTCAAGCCCGATGTGGTGCATGTGCGCGACTGCCCGCCCGGCCACATGCCCTTTGAGATGCAATGCGCCAACCCCAAGGCGCGCGTGCTGTTTTACCATTGGGGCATGAACCCGATGGGGGCCAACAACGAGGTGCTCGACCGTCTCGGCGGCCGCCCGAAAGAGCAATGGTTCGTGCGCGCCTACGGCTGGGTGGACAAGCCCCTCGGCTCCGCGCTGCCGAAGTTTGGCAACACCCACCTCATCACGCGCGCGCAGTTCGACGCCCTCGCCGGCCGCGGCACCGCGCGCTACTGCGTGGCCGATCCCGCCGGCACGAAGAATTGGTTCATCAAGTGGTATGCCGTCACGCCCGCCGGCCACACCATCGTTTACCGCGAGTGGCCCGACGCCGGCCGCTACGGCCCCTGGGCGATCCCGCCCGAGGGTGGCGACAAACACGACTGGCGCCCCGGCGAGGCCCAGCGCCTCGACTCCGGCCGCGGCATGGATGGCTACAAACGCCTGATCCTCGAACTCGAAGGCTGGACGCACGACCCCAAGACCGGCGCCTGGGACGGCTCCCGCTCCGAGCGCATCGAGCGCCGCCTCATCGACCCGCGCCTGGGCGGCGCCGGCATCCCCGGCCAGGAGGAAGGCACGAGCATCATCGACCTCATGGGCAACGAGACCCTCGACGCCCGCGGCAAGCTCACGCTGCCCCGCATGTTTTGGGAAGAGGCCCCCGGCCGGCACATCCAGCACGGGCTCCAACAACTGCAAACCGCCATGGAGTGGGACGAGACTTTGCCGATGGATGCCCTCAATAACTGCCCGAAATGGTATGTCGTCGATGACCTCATCCAGACGCGGACGTGTTACACGAGCTACATCGGCCCGCCCATGACGAGCGAGCGCGACGCCCTCAAAGACATCATCGACCCCGACCGCTACTTCATCGAGGCCGGCTACGGCTTTGTGGAGCCCGAGATGTTCCGCACCCGCGGCGTGTGCGCGTACTAGAACCGCCCCTTTCACCCTCACGCTCCCGCTCACTCCTGCCTTTATGCCACCCACTACCGCCCCCCAAACTCTCCCCCAGCAATACTACCTCCGCCGCAAGTGTGTCGCCCTCGCCGTGGGCGGCGTGCGCGCCCTGGAGCGCGCCGAGCGCACCGGCGCCATCGTGCCCGTGCGCGGCCTCGCCGGCCTCAAGCAGGCCCGCTACGAGCGCCCCCGCATCCTCCGCTATCTCGATTGCCTGAACGGCCTCGTGGATCTGGCGACCGTCATCCGCGAAAACACCGCGGCGAAAGGCGCCAAATGAGCGATCATTTAATCGCCAAAGCGAATCGTCACGCCATGGCATTGCCCACGACGCATCCAACGCACGCAGACATTGCGTGGTATGTCCGCGAAGTAGACCAACTCCGCGCCGAGGTTGAGTCTCTTCACCGCATCGCCAACGCAATCGAGAAGGCCGGTAAGGAACAGGGCGCCCGCGCCGCCCGCGCCGAGGCCGAGGTGAAGCGGTTGCGTGCAGGCGTCGAAGAGTGCTTGCGCACAAACGCACACCTCGCCGATGGCGAAGACTGCACGCTCATCGGCCTAAAACACTGTTTGCACGATCCCGCCGCCGCCCCTCGCCAATCAGCCCTTGACCCTACGGCGCGCCCCTCCGAATAGACTCGCCCATGACACCCAGCGATACGACCCGCGACCCCGAGGAACTCCGCGAACTGCGCACCGAGTTGGAGCAGATTATGACCGACGGCCTCGAAGTCTGGCAGCGCCAGGAAGAGGCGCGCGCCGTGCGCTTCAACCTCTGGGAGGGTCAATCCGCCGATGGCCGCAAGCACGCCGCCTCCCTCGGCGAAGACCCCTTGCCCTTTGAGGGCGCCTCCGATGCGCGTATCCCCGCCGTGGATTCCGTGATCGGCGACAAGGTGGCGCTCGCCAAGCAGGCGATTTTCCGCGCCCAGGTGCAGGCCACCCCCGTCGAGCCGGCCGATGCGCCCAAGGCCGCCAGCGTCACCGCGCTCCTGCGCTGGCTGCGCGACTGCGAAATGCGCGCCGAGCTCGAAACCGAGGTCGAGCTCTCCGCCCAGCACTTCTTTGGCGACGATCCCGCCCTCGCCGTCGTCGAGGTCAACTGGCGCCAGGACATCACGCTCATTCGCCGGCAACTCTCGTTCGACGAGCTCGCGCTCCTCTACGTCACGGGCGACTCGAATCCCGATAACGTCGCGCCCGACGATCCCCGGCTGGAGCCCGCCATGCTGGCCGATTTTCAGGATCTCGCGCTCAACCCGCTCCGCGACCGCGAATTTAACTCGTGGCTCACGCGCGCCTACCCCGGCGTCACGCCGGCCGCCGTGAAGACCGCCGTGCGCACCCTGCGCAAAGAGGGCACGGCCGAGCTGCCCGTGCCGGTGGTGCGCGAAAACCGCCCCGGCGTGCAGGTGCTCAAATACATGGAAGATATTTTCTTCCCCGTGGGCACGGCCGAGCTCCAACGCGCGCGCTCGATCCACCGCCGCGAGTGGATTTCCGAGGTGGAGCTCCGCGAGCGCGTCGTCACGCAACGCTGGAGCAAAGCGTGGGTCGAAGACGTGCTTGAAAAAGGCCCCGGCCAAACCCTGGGCGATCAGTACACGCGGGCCACCACGACCGAGATTTCGCTCTCCCGGCCCGGCGGCATCGTCAACGAAAACGACCACCTCTTTGAGATTTGGTGGAGTTACGAACGCCGGGCCGACGAGCTCGGCGTGCCTGGCATCTACCTCACGATCTGGAGCGTGGCCGTGCCCGACGAGTGTGCCAAGTGCGAGCTCCACGACGATCCCGACGGCGGCTATCCCTTCCACTGCCGGCCGCGCGAGCGGCTCGGCCGCCAGCTCACCGACAGCCGCGGCCTCACGCGCCCCCTGGCCACCCACCAACAGGAAATCAAGACCCAGCGCGATGCCCGCGCCAACTACACGCAGCTCGTGGCCTCGCCCCCGCGCAAGACGCTCATGCAGCGCGGCGCCTTCGAGCTGATCCTCGGGCCCAACGCCCAAATCCCCGTGCAGCGCATGGATGATTTTGAGCTGGTGCAGATGCCGCCCTTTATGAACGCCAGCGTGGAGATGGAAGCCACCACGCGCCGCGAGTTCGACGAATACGCCGGCCGCCAGACGCCCGAGCAAGACCCGAACCGCATCGCCCTGCTCCAACAGGCCGGCGTCGATGCGTTCTTCGGCCTCTGGCGCGAAGTCATGCGGTCGGTGCTCAAGCAGGCGCGCCGCTTTTACACCCCGGCGGAGCTCGCCCGCGTGACCGGGCCCGGCGGCGAATCCCTCGCGCTCAAACCCGAAGATATTTACGGCGAGTGGGACGTGATTATCGAAATCGACACGCGCGACCTGAACATGGAATTTGCCATGAAGAAGATGAAAGCCTTCGGGGATCTGCGCGCGCTCGATCCCGCTGGCATCCTCGACCTCGGCCCCCTCGTGGAGTGGGCGGCCTATTCGCTCGATCCCGTGCTCGGCCGCCGGGCGATCAAGCCGCAAACAAACGTCACGCAAAAGGAAATTTCCGACGAGAAAAACAACCTCGCGCAAATGGCCGTGGGCGTGGAACCGGAAATGCCGGAGCAAGGCATCAACGCGCAACTGCGCCTCCAGACGATGCAGCAGCACATCGGCCAGAGCCCGAAATTGGCGCAGCTCTACCAAGGCGACGAACTCTTCCGCTCGCTCGTGGAGAACCGCCAGAAATACCTCATGCAGCAAGTCGCGCAGGAGCAAAACAAGACCATTGGCCGCCTGGGCACCGCCCCGCTCCAAGGGCCCGGCGCCAACGCCGCCGCCTAATTCGCCTGTCCCATGAAACGCCCCACCGTCGTCTACTATCCCGCCCCGTCCGCCGCGCTCACGAGCGAAGATTTGCGCGGCACCTTTGCGACCCTGCACCGCAGCGACCCGCTCCCGCGGGCGCTCAATCAGATTTTGAGCGAGCGGCTGGCCGCGGCCACGATTGCCGTCACCGACCCGCGTTTGAGCGAGCGCGCGGCGGGGATCTGCGCCGGCCGCATTGCGGAAATCGCCAGCTTGCAAGCGGAGTTAGCCGGGTATCTGGCGCACAAATGACCCCGGCGGGATAGTTTAAGAACAGTAAACGATTTAAGAAATGGTTTGCCCCGGCTGAGGCGGTGGGCACGCTGGCCGCGATGAAAACCAAACCAAAACCCCGCGCCCGCCGGATGTGGGCGAACTACTACCAAATGCCGTGGAACCCCACGCTTCACCGCGTTCGGCGCCTCGCCTTGGTAAGTCGCGGCCATAAATGCGAAGGGACCATCCCCGTCGCGGTAATCCCGCTCCACGACCTCACGACGCTCGGCGACTCAATGGTGTCCGCGCTCGTCGCCATCGGCGTGCTGCCCCGCGCACGCGCCAAGAAAGGACGCAAATGAGCGCCGCCCTTGCAGTTGTAGCCTACAGAAACCCAATCGAGGAATGGTTCTGGGAGTCGGGTGTTGCTTACTGGATAATCCTTGGGCTCTGCGCTCTGGTCGTCACTGTTGCAGGCTACCTCTGGGTGATTGACCGCAAAGGAGGCCGCAAATGAGCGCCGACTTCTGGATGGGCGTAACCGCCGGCTTCGCGTTTCTGTTCACTGTGACCGTCGGCTTTATTGCGCTCTCGAAGCGCATGAGTGCCGAGGCCCGCAAGATGAGCGAGGCCACGATGGTACTATTGCGACAGGCAAACCTGCACCGCGAGCACATCGAAAAGGACCTGTGGCGCATCGCTAGGGCACTTGAAGAGAAGGGAGGTGCCAAATGAAATACGTGGGAAAACTATTTGGCCAGATTGGCAGAACGCGCGGCTATTTCGACACCGGGAAAACCTCCGAGGATTGGGATGCGCTGGAAGCCCGCGCCGAACGCGCCGAGGCGTCCCTCCACGCCCTGCGCCTCGTCTGCGGCACGACCGACGCGGACAAGTTCACGACGTGGGTTGACCGCGCCATCGCCCGCGCCGAACGCGCCGAGGCCGAGGTGGCGTTTCAGCAGGAACGTAATTCTCGTCTGTTTGAGCAGCGAGATGCAGCAGTTGAAGCGCAGGACAAGGCCGAGACCGCCCTCGCCGCCACGGCGGCCGCCCCACCGCCCACTGCGCCAAGTCCGACCGAAACGCGCCCAAACTGAACCAAACCGGCGCAAACGCGCCCGCCCCGCCCCGCCTCTCTTGACCGTTTAGCCGTCCGCCCCACGTAGGGACGCACTTGCCACCAGCATGAGTGCGACCCTTACCACCAATCGCGCGGCTCCCTCGCCGTCTCCCGCGCAGCCCGACACCTCGCCCGTGTCCGGTGATACCTCAGACGCGGATTTCGGGCTACCCAGCGCCGCCGATATTACGGCCGCCCTGGATGAGTTGAACCCGACAACTCAAGCCGAGGTCGATCCCGCCGCCGCCTCTCCCGAGGCCGACGACGACGCCGACCCTGCGACCGAGGAAGACGTGGCCGCAGCCCTCAGCGATGAGGCCGCTCCACCCGCTTCCGACGAATCCACGCCCCCTTCCGAGGGCCAGCCGCCCGAAGGTGACACCGCTCCCGCGGCCGATCCCGACGTGGCGGCGGCCCCCAACAAGCGGGATGGCCGCAACGACCGCATCGACGAGTTGACCGCTCGCGCCAAGAGCGCCGAGGAAAAGCTGGCGCAAGCCAGCGACCGCCTCGCGCAGTTCGAGGCCCGCGATAGCAATCGACTCGAACCCGATGTGCTCGAAGCGATCGACGACCCGGCCGCCCTCGCCACGCAACGCTCCCGGTGGACGAAACTCCACGAATGGGCGATCCGTCACGAGCACGCCGAAGTCGCCACCCTGCCCGACGGCAAGGGCGGCACGCAAGAGTTCGACCGCGAGCAGATTTCCGCCCTCAAGGCGCAGACCTTCTCGCTCTTGAACGAAGCCGCCCCCAAGCGTGAACAGTTCCTCCAGACCCGCGCCCAGGTCGATGCGTTTGCCGTCCAGGCTTACCCCTGGCTGGCCAACACCAAGGCCGGCGACGGCGCCCACGTCGCGAAACTCCTCTCCGATCTTCCGGTGCTGCGCACCTTGCCCGGTGGCAAGTTGCTCGCCTCGGATGCTTTCATCGGCGGCGTGTTTCGCGCCAACGGCATCACGGTCTCGAAGGAATTGATCGAGCGTTTGGTCCGCGAAGCCAAGGCCGCCGCCCCGCGCGCCGGCCAGGCCTCGCGCCCGAGCGCCCCGGTGCGCGCCCCTGCTGCGCCGAGCCGCCCCAGCGCGGTCCCGGCCCGGCTCGACCGCCGCCAGACGCAAAGCCGCCAGGCCGAGCAGCGCATCACGCGCGAAAAGGGGTCCGAAGATTCGTTGGCCGAAAGCATCGCCGCCCTCCTGTAAGCACTCCTCCACCGTCTCCAGTAACTCACTCCTCCCATGCCAGCTCTCGTTGAACGCGATGTCGTTGCCAAGGTCCAAGACCTCAGCAACCAATTCGACAATGCGAAATCCTTCGCATTTCCCCTCATGTCCCGCGTGCCGAAAGGCAGCGCGCCCAAGCAAGCCAAGCTCACCTACGCCGTCGAGAAATACGACGCCGCCGATACCTCCGGCGCCATCGACGAGGCCGAACCGTCCAACTTTGAAAACCCGTCCGCCGGCGATGCCGAGCTCGACGTGCGTATCCAGATTTGGGAAAAGGCCGTCTCCATCGGCGGCCTGGCCACGACCACCACCAACCAAGCGGGCATCACCCCGAAGAATGTCGTCGCCAAGAAGATTGCGAAAAAGCTCATCGAGCTGAAGCGCAACTGCGAGGTCACGCTCCTCTCCGACAACGAGAGCCAGCTCGAAACCGGCAACGTGGGCAACAAGACCCGCGGCCTCGTGAAGTGGGCCAGCGCCACCGCCCAGACCCATTACCCGGTCTCGGCCTCCTACCTCACCCCCGCGGCCTCCATCGACGCCTCCACCGCCATCGCCGACTACACCGACGCCACCATCACGGCCGTCATGGAGTCGCAGTTCGGCGAGACCGGCAACGAGAGCGAGGAAAACGTGCTCTTCTGCGGTTCCACCTTCAAACGGAACATGGACCGGCTCACCTTCTCGACCCGCGATGTGTCCAGCCGCACGATGGTGCGCCGCTACAACACGGCGCCGTCCAGCACCGTCAACCTCGGCGCCGTCAAGGTGCTGGAGACCGGCTTCGGCGACATCGAGCTCGTGCTCTCGCAGCACATCAACGCCTCGGGCGATCCCACCACGGCCGCCTCCAAGCGCCTCGCGGTCGGCGGCCCGATCGACAACATGGAGCTCCGCTGGTCCGACGCGCCGAACATGATCCCGCTCGGCAAGACCTCGCGCTCCACCCGTTTCATCGTCACGGCCACCGGGGCCCTCTGCGTGATGAATCCGCTCAAGCTCATCAAATTCGCGCCTGGTAGCTAAGGCCCAACCACCACCCATCCACCCATACTCAGATGGCCTCATACCTTCAACTCAACGCCGCCGACCAAGCTCGCTACGGCTTCACCCACAAAGTCGTCATCACGTTTGCCGATCTCACCGCCCTCGGGGCGGTGGCTTCCGGCACCGTGGCGCTGGCCACCTACACCGCCGGCCTCGGCTGCACCAAGGCGGCCTTCCGCCTCGTGACCGCCTTCACCGGTGGCGCCACCTCGGCGCTCGCCCTCGATGTCGGCCACAACGGCGCCACGACGGACGATCCCGACAGCATCCTCGATAACTACGAGGTCCATTCCACCGGCACCGAAATCTTCTTCGGCGATGGCAATGGCGCCGTGTTCGCGACCCTGCGCACCGGCTACTACCCGCTGGATGCGGGAACCTACGAGGCGCTCTTTACCGCCACCGGCGGTAATCTGAACGCCCTCACCGCGGGCGAGGTCAACATCTACCTCCGCCTCGAAGACCTCACCAAGGTCTAAAGCTCCGGCGGCCGGTGGGCTCACCCCCGCCGGCCGCCGCCCTCTTTTTCCGCGCATGACCGCCACGGCCAATTTCATCCGCGTCAAACCCGGCTTCCGCATCGAGCACCCCGACTACGGGGACATGACGGAAGACGTGGCCCGCGAACTCGCCGCGATGACGGCGCACGACGATGCGCTCCTCGCCGCCACGGCCGG